CAAAGGTAATCTGTCTGAACTTGCATTGATGTGTGAGCCACCAGACATGAACCATTTTTTTTATTATAAAGATTTAGCACCGGAACAATTACAATTAATAACTAACCTATGGGGAATAAAACATGACTAAAAAAAATATATATCAAAAACTTCATGCTGCCTGTTTGAGTGCAAAAAGTGTAGTCAAAGGTCAAAAGAAAAATGGGATGCACTTCAACCCATTACTGCATGATGATGTTCAAACAACTGCAACACAGGCATTGTTAGATAATGACTTGTATGTAACGTGTAATTATTTAACAGAGATCGTACCTAATATAAAAAAGGTTATGGTCGTATGTACCATGAAAGTTTATGATGTTGAAGATCCAACACAACATATACTTATTGATGGCTGTTCATCATTCGGAGATATTAGTATGTTTGGGACCGGACAAGCTATGTCATACTCAAGAAAGTATGCGTTCTTAAATTTATTAAATCTTAAAACAGGTATCAAAGATGAAGATGGTTACGAAGCTAAACCATTTGAAGAAAATTCTACAGAGCAATCTGAAGAAGAACCTACATACTTAGATGAAACTATAGATGTAGAAGAAATGAAACGTGCTTTGAAAGCAACTAACTCTTTAGCTGAATTTAATGAAGTTAAAGATTTAATTAGAAAAGACGTTGATTTTCTAATGAGAAATAATTTACGAGCATATAGACAAGTAACAGATGTTGCTGAAACTCGTGAATATCAACTAACAAATGATCAGCAGTTAGCTGAAACTATGCAACAAAGCTGATGATAACAAAGGAGAAAACAATGAGTGAAGATGTAGTATGGTGTAATCTTGTAAGAAACCATAACAAGAATGAAGATAAGCAACCAGATTGGGTTGCACCACCAAACGAAAATGCGCCAGAGGGAAAGAAATGGACTAAAGGTGTAAAGATGGCAGATGGTAGTTGGTGGAACCAGTGCGCTTGGAATGAACAAGATGGAGAAGGAAATGTTATTGGTATAACTGTTAAGATTTCACCACCTACTTCCAATACTGATAAACCTGCAACTCCAAATAAAGGGTTTCAAAGCAAACCTAATTATGGTAATAAACAATCATATAAGTTTTAATTAACTTATATCTAGTCTTGGGGGAGTTTTTTCTTTCTAGTTCCCTTTCGGTAGTTTTCTTCCCCAAGACACCTCTCTCAATATGGACAAGAAAATAACAGATATAGATCAAGAAATTGAAAAAAAAGTTATTGATGATCGGCAAAAAGATTATGGTAACTACCAAGAAAACTTTGTTTTATTAGCAGAAATGTTTACAATTATATTGTTTGATAATTTAAAGAAAAGAATAAAACCACATCAAGTGGGTCAATTAATGATGGGATTAAAACTATATAGATCAACAAAAAATTTTAAAGCAGATAACTATTTAGACCTTAGTGTGTACAATAAAATGACCAGAGAGATACACAAAAAAGAGGTTGCCAAAAAGGATAAAGTATGAAAAAATACCGAAGAATTATCAATGGAGA